TTAATCCTCTGCCGCCAAAGTGCCGCCATCATCAACTGTCACCGGTTTCTCCATTACGTATGCTGACCATTCAGGAGAATAGAATGGTTGCAAAAATTTAGAAAATTGTTCTGTATCAAATTTAATTTCACCAATGTACAAGTAGTTATATATATTACTGTAGTTTTGAAGCTGAAATCCGTAAGCTAGTTTTAATATCTTTTTAGATAGATAAAATGCAGCCTCAAGTGATTCGGCTAACATTGATTCTGTAGGGGTGAACGTTCTTATTTTAGTGCCGTTGATTTTTAACTCTATATAGGCTATCGAGATACAATCTACGCATAAAGTATCTAATAATTTAGCTATGTTATATGAAATTGTATTTAATCTGGTAAGGTAATCTTCTGCATTTGAATGGGGTGTAACCTTATCTTTTGATAAGTTATTATTAATGGTATCTAGGATTGACAATATGCTTTTTTTAAAGTTCTCGTCTGGTGAATAATTGGATGTGATATCCATTGACGATTCTGTATATATATTGGAATATAATAAGTATGGGTTTGAGATTTTAATTTCATGAGTTGTTAGTATTTTAATTTTGTTGCTATCATTGTAATTATAATATTTTGATGCGTCATCTACAAAGCTTTGCATCGTAAAGCTTGATATTTCTTTAATTTTATCTACGAAATTTTTCTCATGAGCAAAATGTCTATCGATTGCATTTTTGATTTCAGATGAATTAATTTGTGCTTCGGTTTGTATCGTTCTGTGAATGTTATTTACTATGGAAGCTAATGGTACAGAACTTGCGAGTATCAATAATGGGAATTTGCTTATCTCATAGAATCTGGCATATCCGTGAGCAGAAAGAACAGGTATTTTACCAAACCATGCAAATGCTCCAAAATAAATGAATGACAGCAGTGGTACTGCAATTGAAATCCAAAATAATTTCTGTTGAAATAAATTTCTTTTATCGAGAATGTACCACTTTTTATATATTGATACAAACGCAAAAAGAATAATTGCCAAAATATACACAATAATTCCAGTAAAGCTAGTATTAATGTTCATATAATATTTAAATTAAATAGTGGGTTTTTAGTTACTGCATCTTCAAGATGCTCTGGTGAAAAATGGGCATAAACCATAGTCATCTTAATATCTGAATGCCCTAAAATATCCCTCAAAACGAGTATGTTTCCGCCATTCATCATGAAGTGACTGGCGAATGTGTGGCGCAGTACATGGGTGCATTGGCCTTCTGGCAGCTCAATACCCGCGCGTTTAACCGCCCGCTCAAAGGCTTTTCTACATGGAGTGAATAGCTTCCCTCTGTTTTTGGGGAGTTCATCATACAGATCCTGAGATATCGGCACAGTACGGTTTTTCTTGCCTTTTGTTTTTGTATAAGTAATTCGGTATTTCGATATTTGATGGCCCTGCAGATTTTCGGCTTCACTCCACCGTGCGCCAGTAGCTAGGCATATTTTTGCAATCATTAGTAAGCTAGGGCTTTGAGATTCAGCACATGCCGCCAACAGGCGCTTGATTTCGTCCGTGGAAAGAAAAGCCAGCTCACCTTCGGCAATTTTGAAGGTCGGAAGTCCTGCCAGCGGGTTTGGTGCTGACCAGTGTCCTAGTTTTTTTAATGTACCGAACACAGATGATAGATTGCGCTGTTCAAGGTTTACCGTGCGGGGCTTAACGGGCGACATAAGCGTGCCATCTTCATTTCGTATTTCACCTTTTAACCGTGCTTCGCGGTATTTTGTAAAGTCACCAGCTGTCAGTTCTGAGGCGATGGGATCGCCTAGACCATTACAGATAATTCTAAGTTTCGCCATGAGGCGCTTGGGGTCTGCGAGTGTTTGACCATATAGGGAATACCAAAGCTCAATTAATTCTGATAGGCGTCGCCGATCATCCTTTTCACCCAACCACGGTTTTTTATTCACTTCTTCCATTGTGAAGCTTTCAAACGCAATGGCTTCGCCTTTCGTGGCAAATTGCTTACGCACGCGCTTGCCATTGCGTCCATTGGGATAGCACTCACACAACCATTTTCCGTTCGGCTGTTTTCTGATGGTCATATCAAAGGCTCTTAATGATTTTCAGTGCGCGGCCTACTACCTCAATGTCATCCAGACCGCACTCAAACGATGAATCATCCTGATGCACTACTAATTTGTTTCCCGGGAGTCGAGTCAATTTAACGATGCTTTTTATCCCGTCGATATCGACTAACCACATACCATTTACTGGTGGTGTTTGGTTGCGATCTATTAAATAAGAATCACCAGAAGTAGTCACCAGCAGTAGGTTGCTTGAGTCTGAGGGGAGTATGCTGCTATCAATGATTGCTTTTCCAGCATCGACCAATAAACCACCGTTGAGAGTCGCCTTGTCAATTTCAGGAGATACTAGTTCAGAAAGAGGTACAACCTTGCTGGAGTTCACGGAATTGATATTTTTTTTAGGTTCAATGTTTGGACCTGGCTCTCCCTGTCCGGTGGTTAGCCACAGTAAAGAAACTCCTGTTTCCAAGGCGCACTGAATCACCCACTCTGCAGGAAAACTATCTCTTAAGTATCTGTTTGCCATGGTGCTTTTTGATGCGCCTAAGTGATCGCAAAGTTGCTGTCTGGACTTGAAATCATAGGCTGCCATTAGTCTATGGATAGCCTCTCTTCCCCCTGTATTCTCTCCAACCTTTACCTGTATCATTTTTTAATCCTGTTGACGTATCAAATATTGGATCGTAGTATCTCGATGTATCAAATATTGAATCAGGTAAAACGAGATAAAACGACGTAAACCAAACCTTAATCGGGAGATACTGCACTATGAGCACTGATATTTCAATTCGTGTACCAAAAGAGATGGCTACGCCTGCAGAGTTCGCGGAATGGGAAGGTATCTCCCGCGGCTCCGTGTATCAAAAAATTCACCATGGTCAGCTTGCTAAATACATGGTCAAGAAAGAAAAAAACAAAGGCCGCGTAAGCCTGCGTTATTTAATGTACAAAACCGATCAGGTCCGTGAATCCCTCGGTCATTCCAACTTCCGCGTCATTGTTGGTAAGTAAGTTCAATTATGAGAACTTTCTAAGGGGGTAGCATGTTTGATTATAAGATTTCCAAACACCCGCATTTTGATGAAGCCTGTAGAGCTTTTGCACTTCGTCACAATATGGCGAAGCTGGCAGAACGTGCAGGTATGAATGTCCAGACTCTGCGAAACAAACTCAACCCAGATCAACCGCATCAGCTCAATGCGTCAGATATCTGGCTACTTACCGATCTGACGGAAGATTCAACGCTGGTAGACGGTTTTCTGGCACAGATTCACTGCCTGCCATGTGTACCGATTAATGAGGTGGCAAAAGAGAAACTGCCACATTACGTCATGAGTGCAACCGCAGAGATCGGGCGTGTTGCTGCAGGTGCGGTATCTGGCGATGTAAAAACCAGTGCAGGTCGTCGTGATGCTATCAGCAGCATTAACTCTGTTACACGACTGATGGCGTTAGCTGCTGTTTCATTGCAGGCCCGTTTACAGGTTAATCCTGCGATGGCAAGTGCAGTTGATACTGTAACTGGCCTCGGTGCTTCATTCGGTTTGCTGTGAGGTGCTTATGCTGACGAAAGAACCATCATTTGCATCGCTGCTGGTAAAACAAAGTCCGGCAATGCACTACGGTCACGGCTGGATCATGGGTGAGGATGGTAAACGCTGGCATCCGTGCCGTTCGCAAGATGAATTGTTGGCAGAACTATCAACGAAAAAACGGGGGAACAAATGGCTATTGAAGGCGCTGCGGCGACTGTTCCATTAAGCCCAGGTGAACGCCTGAATGGACTTAATCATATTGCGGAATTAAGGGCGAAAGTATTTGGCCTGAATATTGAGTCAGAGCTTGAGCGGTTTATTAAAGATATACGTGATCCACGGGATGTTAATTATGAACGAAATAAACGAGCACTGGCTGCTATATTCTTTATAGCAAAAATTCCAGCTGAACGTCATAGCATCAGCATTAATGAGCTGACCACTGACGAAAAGCGGGAGTTGATTAAAGTAATGAATCATCTTCGTGCAGTGGTGAGCTTATTTCCCAGACGGCTAGCCATGCCGAATTAACCAATTAATGAAATTCATGGCGTAAACCCGCCGGGTATTCCTTTATCTAAATTCAGGAGAATTGATTATGCGTAATATTGAAACCCTCTCGACTAAAACCGGACCGGATGACGCAGGACTTAATATTTTACTGACAGAGGCTCGTCTGGAAGAACGTCGGGCAAGAGCTGAAGCAATGGCAGCTCGCCTTGATAGCCTTGCGTGCCATATCACATCCCGCCAGCTAAACCACGTTGAAGCGGCTGAACTGCTGCGTGTGGCAGCTGAAGCAATCCAGAACGAAGCGCAGGAGATCCACTAATGGCTGATGCAATGGATCTCGTACAGCAGCGCGTTGAAGAAGAACGCCAGCGTCATATCCGTGCTGCCCGTGCCAAAACGCCGGGCGTGTCCCGCGTGCTTTGCATTGAGTGTGAAGCGCCAATTCCGCCAGCACGCCGCCGTGCCATTCCGGGTGTGCAGCTTTGCATTACCTGTCAGGAAATCGCAGAGCTGAAAGGCAAACATTACAACGGAGGTGCTGTATGAGCACCATCCTGAAATGGGCGGGAAATAAAACCGCCATTATGTCCGAACTGAAAAAGCATCTTCCTGCTGGCCCGCGACTGGTTGAACCTTTCGCGGGTTCCTGTGCAGTGATGATGGAGACGGAGTACCCCAGCTATCTTGTTGCGGATATTAATCCTGATTTAATCAACCTCTATAAAAAGGTTGCTGCTGATTGTGAATCGTTTATATCTCGCGCCAGAGTTTTATTTGAGATCGCAAACAGGGAGGTGGCTTATTACAACATAAGGCAGGAGTTTAATTACTCAACTGAAATTACTGATTTCATGAAAGCGGTATATTTCCTGTATCTCAATCGTCACGGTTACCGTGGTTTATGTCGCTATAACAAGAGCGGGCATTTCAACATTCCCTACGGTAATTATAAAAATCCGTATTTCCCTGAAAAAGAAATTCGCGCATTTGCAGAAAAAGCCCAGCGAGCAACGTTTATCTGCGCCAGCTTTGATGAAACGCTGGCGATGTTGAAGGCGGGGGATGTGGTGTATTGCGATCCGCCGTATGACGGTACGTTTTCCGGCTATCACACTGATGGTTTCACTGAAGATGACCAGTATCACCTGGCATCCGTTCTTGAACATCGGTCATCAGAAGGACATCCGGTCATTGTTTCTAACAGTGACACATCCCTGATCCGTTCGCTGTATCGCAATTTTACTCACCACTATATCAAGGTAAAACGCAGCATCGGTGTGGCAGCTGGCGAGGGTAAATCAGCAACAGAAATCATTGCTGTTTCCGGGCCGCGCTGCTGGGTGGGATTTGATTATTCGCGTGGCGTGGATAGTTCTGCCGTGTACGGAGTACGTGCATGAGCCATGCCGATATGAACAACTGCTGCGGCTTTAACGAGGCTGCCGCAGCGTTCTCATGGAACAGCCCGAAAAAGGCCATTAACCCTTATCTGGACCCGGCGGAAGTTGCGCCGGTTTCTGCGCTTTCAAACCTGATCGCTCTGTACGCTGCCGATAACGAGCAGGAACACCTGCGCCGCGAGGCACTGAGTGATCAGGTCTGGGAGCGTTATTTCTTTAATGAATCCCGTGATCCTGTCCAGCGCGAAATGGAGCAGGATAAGCTCATTAGTCGGGCAAAGCTGGCGCATGAGCAGCAGCGTTTTAATCCAGATATGGTCATTCTGGCGGACGTCAATGCCCAGCCTTCCCATATCAGCAAGCCGCTGATGCAACGTATTGAATACTTCAGCAGCCTGGGCAGGCCAAAGGCTTATTCCCGCTATTTGCGTGAGACGATTAAGCCATGTCTGGAGCGACTGGAGCATGTACGCGACAGCCAGCTATCTGCATCTTTTCGTTTTATGGCAAGCCATGTAGGGCTGGACGGCCTGCTGATTCTGCCTGAAATGAGTCAGGATCAGGTGAAACGCCTGTCTACTCTTGTCGCTGCGCATATGAGCATGTGTCTTGATGCCGCTTGTGGTGATTTGTACGCCACCGATGACGTTAAGCCAGAAGAAATCCGCAAAACATGGGAAAAGGTGGCAGCGGAAACCCTGCGTCTGGATGTTATTCCGCCTGCGTTTGAGCAACTCCGTCGGAAAAGAAACCGCCGTCAACCCGTGCCCTATGAACTCATTCCGGGTTCGCTGGCGCGTATGTTGTGTGCCGACTGGTGGTACCGGAAATTATGGAAAATGCGTTGCGAATGGCGGGAAGAGCAGTTGCGTGCTGTCTGCCTGGTCAGCAAAAAAGCATCTCCCTATGTCAGCTATGAAGCCGTGATTCATAAACGTGAGCAGCGCCGCAAGTCACTGGAGTTTTTCCGTTCTCATGAACTGGTGAACGAAGAGGGCGACACGCTGGATATGGAAGACGTGGTAAACGCCAGCAGCAGCAACCCGGCGCACCGCCGCAATGAGATGATGGCCTGTGTTAAAGGTCTGGAGCTTATCGCGGAAATGCGCGGTGACTGCGCCGTTTTCTACACCATTACCTGTCCGTCACGTTTCCATTCCACGCTCAATAACGGCAGACCAAACCCAACCTGGACAAATGCGACGGTAAGACAAAGCAGCGATTATCTGGTCGGCATGTTTGCTGCATTTCGTAAGGCGATGCACAAAGCCGGGTTGCGCTGGTATGGCGTGCGGGTGGCTGAGCCGCATCATGACGGTACAGTTCACTGGCACCTGTTGTGTTTCATGCGCAAAAAAGACCGCCGCGCCATTACTGCATTGTTGCGTAAGTTTGCCATCCGTGAAGACCGCGAGGAACTGGGTAATAACACTGGTCCACGCTTTAAATCTGAGCTGATAAACCCGCGCAAAGGAACGCCGACAAGCTACATCGCGAAATACATCAGTAAGAACATTGACGGGCGTGGTCTGGCTGGCGAGATCAGCAAGGAAACGGGTAAATCCCTGCGTGATAACGCTGAATACGTTAATGCCTGGGCGTCTCTGCATCGTGTACAGCAATTCCGCTTCTTTGGTATTCCGGGACGTCAGGCTTACCGTGAACTTCGCTTGCTGGCTGGTCAGGCGGCAAGGCAACAGGGTGACAAAAAAGCAGGTGCGCCGGTACTGGATAACCCGCGTCTTGATGCCATTCTGGCTGCTGCTGATGCTGGTTGTTTTGCCACCTACATCATGAAGCAGGGCGGCGTACTGGTTCCCCGCAAATATCACCTCATCAGAACCGCTTATGAAATCAACGAAGAGCCGACCGCCTATGGCGATCACGGCATTCGTATTTATGGCATCTGGTCACCCATTGCAGAGGGCAAGATCTGCACTCATGCAGTGAAGTGGAAAATGGTTCGTAAGGCCGTTGACGTTCAGGAGGCGGCAGCCGACCAGGGCGCTTGCGCCCCTTGGACTCGTGGCAATAACTGTCCCCTTGCTGAAAATTTGAACCAACAGGAGAAAGATAAATCAGCTGATGGGGACCCCAGAACGGACATTACCAGCATGGATGACAAGGAGTTGCACGATTACCTGCACAGTATGAGCAAAAAAGAGCGCCGGGAACTGGCAGCAAGGTTATGCCTGGTGAAACCGAAACGGCGTAAAGACTACAAACAGCGAATTACAGACCATCAGCGACTGCAGCTCGTGTATGAGCTGAAGTCCAGAGGATTTGATGGCAGCGAGAAAGAGGTCGATTTACTCCTTCGCGGAGGCAGTATTCCGTCAGGAGCAGGCCTGCGTATCTTCTATCGGAGCCAGCGTTTGCAGGAAGATGATCAGTGGCGGAACCTGTATTAATTACGCGGGTTAACAATTCGTGCTCTTAATAATACCAGGCATATCAGGCTGATGAATGTAAAAAAACGTTTTACATCAGTAAGATTATTATATACTGTAAATATAAACAGTGGTTATACATACAGTATTGCGTGTGGTGTCATAGGAGGAAAGATGCAGGACTATTTTTTGGAGTCTTTGAAGCTCCAGCGCATTGATTTTTTTCTTAAGCTTGTAGCGGCTAGTGAGTGTAGTGATGAAGAGAAGGGGCTGGCTCTGCAGTGGGTTTCTGAATTGACTGATGAACTCATGGCAAAAATCAGAACCCACGAATACAACCGCTCAATGGATGTCATCAGCTGAGGTGACTTTTATGCGCATTGAAATAATGATCGATAAAGAGCAGAAGATTAGCCAGTCTACCCTGGACGCCCTTGAATCCGAGCTTTACCGCAATCTGCGCCCCCTGTATCCCAAAACGGTAATTCGCATTCGCAAAGGTAGCTCTAACGGTGTGGAACTAACCGGACTGCAACTGGACGAAGAAAGAAAACAAGTGATGAAAATTATGCAGAAGGTGTGGGAAGACGACAGCTGGCTGCATTAAGAAACGTTGCTGGCGTCTGAACTTGCTTCTGGCGTCAGCAAGGTTGAACAACGAGCCCTTGCGAGGCGTTAGCTCTGTAGTGCATGTCTATGCCGCATGAGATCGCATGATCGTTTGAGGATCGTTTTTGCTAAGGCCCGCCAGAACTGGCGGGCTTTTGCGTAGCTCATGCAGGTGCATGAAAACCACTACATAAAGCGGGCAGGCGTGGCGGGGATACGAGCGCGCGAAATCCCTTACTATGAAGAAAAGTGTGACTTAATTACCAACCAGGGTTAAGCTTTGATTCATATTGAGAGTAAGTTGAACTAGAATATTTTAACAGAGAGGAACCACTGAGCGGTGGTGTTTTTTTGAACAAGGAGCAATTATGAAATTGATTGAACAGACGCATCAGATTAATTTTTTCACAAATAATAATGATATAGTTCCAAATACACTAACTATTGGATCTATGCTTGATAAGATTGGAAAATTTGGATTTGTACCTACTTTTGGTCAGGAGATTAATGCCATCACTGGTGAGAAAAAGCAAATTCTTATCATGGTAGATACCAATCAAACAGTAAGAGTCGAGTTTCCTAGCCATGGAATCATTTTTAATGGTTTGGGGGGGGAACCTCAAGCGTTTTCAGAAATGGTTCTATCTATATCTAGGGAACTACAAAACGTATTTCCGATGAAAAAAGGAAATAGGATAGCTGTTCTGAATTCACGTATCTATCAAGGGGATGAATCTGTTTACTCTTCGCTTTACAATGCTTTGTTTACCTATAAAGGTGTTAATCCATTTGAGTGGGACAATCGTATAGCTGTAAGGAAAAATATTGAAGAGTATCAGGAAGAAATTAATAGTATTAGTACAATTAGACGCGCTGAAATTTCAGCTCCATTTTTGAATAATGGTATGCCAAGTGATTGCGTATTATTTGAAACTGATACTAATACTCTTCCTCAAAATGGATATATGCGGTTTGGTTGGGATGAATATATCCGCGTGCTAGAGTTATTGTGTCAGGACAATCTTAAAACTATTGATAATTTACAACGCTACACTTCTCTGTAAGGTGATGCTATGGTAAAGAATAGTTTTATAATAAGTGATGAAAAGCCTTTTGGCTTACCTAAGTTTAAAAATGGGGTAAGTTCAATAGGTGCATTTTCTGATTATTATGATGGTAACAATATCATTTACGCTGATATTAAAAGAAATGAGCTGTCACATAGCAAAACAAATGGTGGCTTTCAATTAGAGACTGAGTCAATAAATCAAGGTTCGTCAACTAAGCAGAACTTTGAAATTCAGGTTTCAAAATGTACCTCTAGACTAATTGAGTTAACATGTTCAGAAGATTACATTGAAGGCGAGATAAGCAAGACACAGATTTACATGGAGTTCTTGTATGATAAAAATCAGGATTTATTCCAAGAGTCCTTTCAAAGGACATGGGTACAATTGTACAGAATGAATGATCAACATGTAAAGAACTTCATTAATTTTGCATCGACTATTGAATATGAATGGTTAGGTAATAAAGCTGACGCTATGATTATGGGAGTTTGTTCTCTTGAGAATGAACTTATATTTGAGGCAGCGATCCGTGCAGTTGAGTCTTGGGGGGAAAAATCATTTATTCCAGTCCTTGAAAGAATGAGGAAATTTGATGCTGATTGGGTGGAAGAATATAAAGAAGCAGTTATAGGATATTTGAGAAGTCTATAATGACATATTTATTGCGTAAAATATCCCATAGTAAATGGGAATGTAATAAAGGTAGAGCACCTGACAATATATCCGCAGACGCGATAACAGGTTGCACAAGGACCTCTAATAACACCTTGTCAGTTTGGGTTTCTGACTCTATCGATTTTCAAGATGAATCGGTAGAGAAAATTATTGTTGCCCTTGCCACCACGATGTCAGAGCCAGCTACGATAGATTTGGTTTGGCTTGATTCACAATGGTTTGAAGATAAAGGTATTGATATTTCTCGTACTGAAGGAAATACTTTGTATAAATCAGTTAACCATTTGCATCGAGATCTGTCAGAATTAAATCATAGAAAGCTTGCTGAGGTTGGTGAACATATACTTGAGCAATTAAAATCTAAGGATTATTATAAAAGAATCCTCAAGAGTGAACTTATAGCCTTAGTTTTTAAATGGCAGCAGCGAGATGGTGATTTTGATATTGATGATTTGGGACAGAAGTGGTCTAAGTCATTAAATAAACTGATTAACTGATTTTCAAAAGCCCTCGATTGAGGGCTTGCTTTAAAAATTGTATGTGTTAAATGTTATTATTTTATCGTCTAACCAATTATTTAACTCATCCAATCTTTTTTGCAATGGTATTAGTTCGTTACGAACAAACACACGGCTTGCCTTCTCCACATCCCCAAACCCCCCAACATTATTCGGCATAATCCCCATCATTTGCGGCGGCACACGATGCGCTGCCATCATGTCATCGCGGCTGACATTTTTGATACTCAGAAACTCATCCTTCGCCGCGACTTCTGACAACGGGATGATCTGAAGCCCGTCCTTTTTGCCGTTAGGCGAGTACATAAACAGGTTGCGGAAGTTGCCAGGGCCTTTGGCGCTTTTCATCGCATTGCGGAGGTTGTTCACATCCTCCTGGTTCTGCGCGGCATCGGTCATGTACATGATGAAGCCTGCATGACTGCCGTTAATGTAATACTTGCGGCGGAACAGCGTGGCGGACTCGTTGAGCAGGGCTGATGGAATGGCAGAAAGATAACCTGGCAGGCCGTAGATCTCCTGGTTGATGTCCGGTTCCATCAGATGAAAAATGCTGCCTTTCGTGAACTGATACGGCTGGGTTGTCATACCGTATTGCACAAACCAGTAGGTATCCAGGTCTAACCCGCGTCGGGTGTATTTTGCCAGAGCAGGCTCAAGGGCGATAACTTCACCGAAGCGGTTCGTGCGTTTCTCCAGGTAGGCGTTACCAAATACCAGATAGTCCTGCACAAAACGTGAAAAAGCCTGCTGGCTGAGCAGCGGGTGAGGGATGTAGGTACTGGTCAGAATGTTGCATTTCACCGCAATTGGTGAGCTGTGATGCACGGCGGCGCGGAAGGTTCGTGCCAGTCCGTCAAAGCTGACGGGCGGCTCATACCAGCGGTCCATCTGTACGCATTCCACATAGTCCAGCAGTTCACGGCGGTCCAGAACAGGAACGGGATCGCCAAAGCTGAATGCTTCGGCTGAAGTTTGGCTTTTATGCTTGAGCTGATTCGTCGCCGCAGCGCGGTTTTTCTTACTCTTTCCCATCAAAAAATCTCCACAATATTGCTGGTATTGGCGGACTCGCCCTGCAGCGGTTCGTTAAACAGTGCGTGCATTGTTGCCCAGGCCAGATCGGCGTGGCTGGCTTCTTCGCTGCGGCTGGCCTCATAGGTCGGGCGGTTGCCGCTGGCAGTGGTGGCGCGACGGATTGCCATAAAGGACTGCGCTATGTCGGTGTGCCCGGCGTCAAACTCCAGGCGGCGGTGGCTAATAATGTCGTAGGCCTTGAGTACCAGGGCGTTTTTAACGTTGGGGTTGTAGACAAACTCCCGGACGGCAGGAAAAAACGCTTTCACGTTCTCGTAAACCCCGTGACCGACGCCGGTTGAGTCGATACCGATGTATGTCACGTTGTACTGTTCAGTCAGTTTTTTGATGGCGTTAGCCTGGGCGCGGAAGTCCATCCCGCGCCACTGGTGACGCTCAAGAATGCGGAACTTACCGCCCGGCACGGCTGGCGGTGCCACCACCACGCACCCGGCGCTGTCGCCGTTTTGCGTACCTTTTGCCGGGTCATAACCGATCCACACTTCGCGCCAGCCAAACGGGCGCAGGGCCAGTGCATGAAAGTCGGTCCAGACTTCCCAACTGTCCACCATGCACGCCTGCAGCTCGCTGAGCGGGAACACGGACGCGAGATCGTCCACAAACTCGCACATCAGCAGGTTCTGGTATTCGTCCGGGCTGTACTCCATGCGCAACTGATCGAGGTCGAAAAGGTTACATCCGCCGCGCACTGCATCTTCCACGGTGACTATCTGGCGGTATTGCCCGTCTGCGCACAGCAGGCCGGGGGCCAGATTGCTGTGGGACAGGTCGATGTCCACCTTATCGGCTTTATTGCGCCCACGGTTGAACAGCGCACCGGACCAGAACGGATAAGCACTGTGTGTCAGGCTGGATGGCGTGGAAAAATAGGTTTGTCGCCATTTTTTGTGAATAGCCATACCAGAAGCCACTTTGCGCAGCTCCTGGAATTTCGGTATCCAGAAATATTCATCCAGATACAGGTTGCCGTGGTAACTCTGGGCCGTGCGGGCATTGGTGCCGAGGAAGTAAAGCGTGGCTCCGTTAGGAAGCACCATCGGATCGCCTTTCAGCTCCACCTCGACTTCTTTGGCGAAGTCTATGATGTACTGCTTAAAGACGTGAGCCTGTGCCTTGCTGGCGGAAAGAAAAATCTGGTTACGTCCGGTAAGCAGAGCGTCAATCAGGGCTTCACGGGCAAAGTAAAAGGTCGCGCCGATCTGGCGTGACTTCAGCAGGTTGCGGATGCGGTTGGTTTTTCCGGCTTCCCACCAGTGGCGCTGGTAGTTGAACATGGAGGAATGGAAGATTTCTTCCAGCTTCTCAATCTGCTCATCGGTGAAAACATTCTTTTCCGGCTGACGGCGCGGGCCTTTGTTGCGGTTGGCGACGTTAGGGTTTAAGTCGGATTCGTTGCCGCCATTGTTAAACTTGCCGATCCGCGCGTGGCGCTCCGACTGGCGCGCCAGCAGGTCAATCTCTTTGAAATCTTTCCCTTCTTTGTGCTCCTTCATAATGAGCTGGCAGTAGCGTGCGGCGGTGGTGAGCTGCATCTGATCCAGCGGCCCATAGTCACCCCACTTGTCGCGTTTTTTCCAGCTGTGAACGGTTGCAACTTTCTCGCCCAGCATTTCAGCAATGCGGGCTACGCGGTATCCCTGAAAGTACAGCAGCATGGCCTGCCGACGGGGATCGAGATCTGCGGGTGTCAGTGTGGTGTTCATGGCACAAACCTACAGCCTTGAATGAAGGCTTTCCCCGCCTGCGGTTTGTGTGGTTGTCGGTACAAATACCGCGCATTGTTTCACTGCCCCCATCACCGCAACCATAAGGCTCCAGTAAGTTTTTTCTAACGGAGCACGGCTCATGACAGTGAAAGCAAAGCGTTTTCGCATCGGGGTGGAAGGTGCCACCACCGACGGACGCGAAATCCAGCGTGAATGGCTGGAACAGATGGCAGCCAGCTACAACCCGGCGGTGTATACCGCGCTGATTAACCTTGAGCACATCAAGTCTTATCTGCCGGACAGCACCTTTAACCGCTACGGCAAGGTGACGGCGCTGTTTGCTGAAGAAATCACGGAAGGTCCGCTGGCAGGCAAGATGGCGCTGTATGCCGACGTTGAGCCAACGGAGTCCCTGGTGGAGCTGGTGAAAAAAGGCCAGAAATTATTCACCTCTATGGAAGTCAGCCCGAAGTTTGCTGATACGGGCAAAGCCTACCTGGTCGGCCTGGCTGCCACTGATGATCCAGCCAGTCTGGGTACGGAAATGCTGACATTCAGCGCCAGTGCAGCCCATAACCCGCTGGCAAGCCGCAAGCAGAATCCTGCCAATCTCTTTACCGCTGCAGAGGAAACGGTGATCGAACTGGAAGAAATCCAGGATGACAAACCGTCCCTGTTTGCCCGTGTCACGGCGCTGTTCACCAAAAAAGAGCAGTCCGATGATGCCCGGTTCTCTGATGTGCATAAGGCCGTGGAGCTGGTCGCCACTGAGCAGCAGAACCTGAGCGCACGCACCGAAAAATCCCTGTCTGAGCAGGAAGAACGCCTGTCTGAACTGGAGACTGCTCTGCAGGAGCAGCAAACCGCTTTTAACGAACTGGTGAATAAGCTGAGTCATGAAGACAGCCGCCAGGACTACCGCCAGCGTGCAACAGGCGGTAACGCCCCCGCTGACACTCTGACCAATTGCTGATGGAGCACAAAACCTGATGAAGAAGAATACCCGCTTTGCTTTTAACGCTTACCTGCAGCAGCTGGCGCGTCTGAACGGTGTGGCAGTTGAAGAACTGTCCAGCAAGTTCACCGTGGAGCCGTCTGTACAGCAGACGCTGGAAGACCAGATCCAGCAGTCCGCCGCTTTCCTGACGCTGATTAACGTCACGCCAGTGACTGAGCAGTCCGGTCAGCTGCTGGGGTTGGGTGTTGGCAGCACCATTGCCGGAACCACTGATACCACCGCGAAAGAGCGTGAACCTGTCGATCCGACGCTGATGGTCGATGTGGAATACAAATGCGAGCAGACCAACTTTGACACGGTGCTGACCTACGCGAAGCTGGACCTGTGGGCGAAATTTCAGGATTTCCAGGTGCGTATCCGTGACGCCATCGTGAAACGTCAGGCACTGGACCGCATCATGATCGGCTTTAACGGCGTGAAGCGTGCGAAAACCTCCAACCGTAGTGAAAACCCGCTGCTGCAGGATGTGAACAAAGGCTGGCTGCAGAAAATCCGTGAGGATGCACCGGATCACGTCATGGGCAGCACCACCACAGGCGGTGAAACCACACCGGGCGCGGTGAAAGTCGGTAAAGGTGGCGAATATGCCAACCTGGACGCCGTGGTGATGGATGCCGTCAATGAGCTTATCGACGTGGTCTACCAGGACGATGACGATCTGGTGGTGATTTGCGGTCGTGAACTGTTGTCTGACAAGTATTTCCCACTGGTCAACAAAGAGCAGGAAAACAGTGAAAAACTCGCTGCCGATATGATCATCAGTCAGAAACGCATGGGTGGCCTGCAGGCCGTGCGTGCGCCGTTCTTCCCGCCGAATGCACTGCTGATCACCCGTCTGGATAACTTGTCCATCTACTGGCAGGAAGACACCCGCCGCCGTTCAGTTATCGACAACCCGAAACGTGACCGGATTGAAAACTTTGAATCCGTTAATGAAGCCTATGTGGTTGAGGACTACCGCTGCGCCGCACTGGTGGAAAACATCCAGATTGGTGATTTCAGCGCCGCCGCAGCAGAAGCCGGAGCGTAAACCATGAGCCTGAGTCCCGCACGGCAGCATCGCCTGCGCGTTCAGGCTGAACAGGCCGCCCGTGAGGGCGGCAGTGTTCGCCACGCGTCGGGCTATGACCTGATGCTGCTGCAGCTGTCGGAAGACCGCCGCCGTCTCAAGGGCGTTCAGTCCACGGTGAAAAAAGCGGAAATAAAGGTGGAGCTGCTGCCGAAATATGCCGCCTGGGCGGAGGGCGTCCTGGCTGCCGGAGGCGCTCAACAGGATGACGTGCTGATGTACGTGATGCTGTGGCGCATTGATGCCGGAGATTATGCCGGGGCGCTGGAGATCGGGCGTCATGCCCTGCGTCATGGCTGGGTGATGCCTCTGGGTAACCGCAACGTGCAGACCGTGCTGGCAGAGGAAATGGCAGATGCAGCGCAGAGCGCAATGCTTGCCGCTACCGGCTTTGATGCCGATCTGTTGCTGCAGACGCTGGAGCTGACAGACGGTCTGGATATGCCGGACCAGTCACGGGCGCGTCTGCATAAAGCGATTGGCGCTGTCCTGAGTGAAAGCAATCCGGCTTCCGCCCTTAATCATCTCAACCATGCGTTACAGCTCGATCCCCGCTGTGGCGTGAAAAAAGACAAACAGCAGCTGGAGCGCAGACTGCGCAATGACAGCCGCTGACAGAACGTGCCCCCGCGCACGGGCGGCACGGGGTGGCGAAAGGCATAGCCACATCAAAATCCCGTCCACCGCCCTCTATTTCAGGAGAAAGCAGCATGAAGTTTGTTGCGCCAGAACAGGCACCGGAACAGGCGGAAATCATCAGAAATACGCCGTTCTGGCCTGATGTGGACCTGTCGGAGTTTCGCAGCGTGATGCGCACTGACGGCACGGTGACGCAGCCGCGTTTAAAGCAGGTTGCCCTGTCGGCAATTTCGGAGGTCAACGCAGAGCTGTATGAGTTTCGCAGACGTCAGCAGATGCTGGGATATGTGTCGCTGGCTGAGGTTCCGGCGGAACAGCTGGACGGCAAAAGTGAGCGCATTCAGCACTATTTCAACGCGGTTTACTGCTGGGCACGCGCCATGCTCAACGAACGATACCAGGACTATGACGCCACGGCGTCCGGTGTGAAGCGGGGCGAGGAACTGGCGGAAGCCAGCGGTGATTTGTGGCGTGACGCCCGCTGGGCCATCAGCCGGGTGCAGGACGCGCCGCACTGCACAGTGGAGCTTATCTGATGAAAGTGCGTGCGCATCAGTATGACACGGTGGACGCGCTTTGCTGGCGTCATTACGGGCGCACGCAGGGTGTCACGGAGCAGGTACTGAAGGCAAATCCGGGGCTTGCCGAATACGGCCCCTTTTTACCTCACGGGCTGCAGGTGGAGCTGCCGGACATTCCGACCACCACCACCGTGCAGACCGTCCAGCTATGGGACTGAATTATGACGCTTGAGCGAATCAGCGCCTTTATCACGTATTGCATCGCCGTCGTGCTGGCCTGGCTGGGCGATTTGTCCATCAAGGATGCCTCAACGCTGGGCGGCCTGATGATTGGTGTGCTGATGCTGGCTATCAACTGGTACTACAAACATAAAGCCTACCAGCTTCTGCGCGACGGGCAGATCTCGCGGGAGGACTATGAATCCATCAATCGTTAAACGCTGCCTTGTCGGGGCCGTGCTGGCTATTACTGCCACGCTGCCGGGTTTTCAGCAGCTTCACACCTCCGTGGAGGGGCTGAAACTGATTGCTGATTACGAAGGCTGTCGTCTGCAGCCGTATCAGTGCAGCGCGGGTGTCTGGACCGACGGCATTGGTAATACGTCGGGCGTCATTCCCGGCAAAACCATTACGGAGCGACAGGCAGCAGAAGGGCTGATCTCCAACGTGCTGCGTGTGGAGCGGGCGCTGGAAAGGTGTGTGAAGCAACAGCCGCCGCAGAAGGTGTATGACGCTGCGGTGTCGTTTGCCTTCAACGTGGGAACGGGCAATGCCTGCAGTTCCACACTGGTGAAATTACTCAATCAGCGGCGCTGGGCGGATGCGTGCCGACAGTTGCCGCGCTGGGTTTATGTGAAAGGTGTTTTTAATCAGGGGCTGGATAACCGCCGTGCGCGGGAGATGGCCTGGTGCTTACAGGGAGCAAACTGAAATGAAAAAGAAAGTAATCAGCGGGCTGTTTCTGATGTTATGGATGGCGCTGTTGATCGCAGCAATGGTGTATCCGCAGGGGATTTTTCCGGTACTGGCAGCGTCCGGTGTCTGGGTAGCCTGTCTGCTGACATGGGCGGTAATTCCGGTAGCACTGGCTGCGTCAATTAAGAACGGCCCGCTCTGGCAGGAGTTGAGGGCATCTTTGCTAAAGACCATTACCCGAAAAGAAAACGTATTTATCAGCTGGGTGATGCGATTGCTGATTGTCGTAAGTTTCGCCTGGACGGGGTGGGCTATTACCCTGGTCTTTTATCTGCTGACCGTTATTGCCTTCTGGATGATCCGTAATCAGATTGCGCAACAGGTAGCAGCATGAACCGGTTGCTGCTGGTTGTGCTGGCGTTATTACTGGCGGCGCTGGGCTGGCAGACGTGGCGGCTGGCTGATGCCAGCCAGACCATCAGCACGCAGGCAGACGAGCTTCGGAGCAAAAGCCAGGCACTGGCAAAGAGCAACAGCCAGCTTATCAGCCTGTCCATTCTGACTGAAACCAACAACCGGGAGCAGGCGCGGCTCTACGCCGAAGCAGAACAGACCAGCGCACTGCTGAGACAACGACAACGCCGGATGGAGGAACTGAAACGTGAGAACGAGGATTTACGCCGCTGGGCTGATACTCCTTTGCCTGCTGACATTATCCGGCTGCGGGAACGTCCGGCACTCACCGGAGGTGCAGCTTACCGTCAGTGGTTGTCCGCGAGTGACGCCGTGTCGGCTGGAGCAGGCAGCGCCGCGCACTAACGGTGATCTGAACGCATTGCTGGATGAAACGGAGGTCGCCTGGGCGGTCTGTGCAGACAAAGTGGACATGATTATTGCGTGTCAGGAGCGAAACAGTGAACAAACCACAATCCCTGCGCCACGCCCTCAATAAAGCGGTACCTTATGTCCGCAATAACCCGGACAAACTGCATCTGTTTGTGGATAACGGTTCGCTGGTTGCCACGGGGGCCAGCTCCATGTCATGGGAGTACCGCTATACCCTGAACGTGGTGATAGAGGATTTCAGCGGCGACCAGAATCTGCTGATGGCCCCGGTTTTGCTGTGGCTTCGGGATAACCAGCCCGATGCCATCAATAACCCGGCGTTACGGGAAAAGCTATTCACCTTTGAGGTGGATATTTTGCGCAACGATGTCTGTGATATCAGCCTTAACCTGCAATTGACGGAACGTGTGCTGGTCAGTACTGACGGCAGTGTGTCGAGTGTTGAAGCTGTAGCAGAACCCGATGAACCTGAAGAAATGTGGACGGTGAAACGTGGCTGAACTGCAGAAGGTGGACGACTGGCTGAGTGCCTTGCTGGCGAATCTGGAGCCAGCCGCAAGAAGCCGCATGATGCGCCAGCTGGCGCAGGAACTGCGCCGGACACAGCAGCAGAATATCAGGATGCAGCGCAATCCAGATGGCAGCAGTTATGAACCGCGCAGGGTAACAGCACGTAGCAAGAAGGGGCGCATCAAACGTCAGATGTTTGCAAAGCTGCGCACCACAAAATACCTGAAAACTGCCGCCAGCGCCGACTCTGCCAGCGTACAGTTTGAAGGCAAGGTGCAGCGTATTGCCCGTGTTCACCATTACGGCCTGCGTGATCGCGTCAGTCGCAAAGGACCGGAAGTCCGTTACGCAGAGCGCCGCCTGCTGGGTGTAAATGATGATGTTGAGGCAATGACCCGCGACATGATTCTGCAATGGCTGGCGGGGTGATCTTTGTATCAGCACTGATACAAGTTGCAGCACTGCCGCCTTTCTTCCCCTGATGGCAACCTTTCCCTATGAACGCACAATTAACCGAAATCATGCGCCTTATCACCAACCTGATCCGCACAGGTATAGTCACCGAAGTGGATCGGGAGAACTGGCTTTGCCGGGTGAAAACGGGCGACCTCGAAACCAACTGGATCAGCTGGCTGACACTGCGTGCCGGGAATGCCCGGACATGGTGGCGACCATCGGAAGGTGAGCAGGTGGTGCTGCTGAGTCTGGGCGGAAATCTGGAAACAGCCTTTGCGCTGCCCGCTGTCTATTCGAATCAGTTTGCACCGCCGTCGACGTCGGCGGACGCCTGCGTGACAGAACATCCTGACGGTGGCTGGTTTGAATATGAACCCGCCACCGGGCGCTGGTATGTCAGGGGCATCAAATCAATGGTCATTGAGGCCGCTGATAACATCACCATGAAAACCAGTGAGTTTGTACTGGAGGCTGACCGCACGCGCATTAACAGCGAAGTGGTGATCAATGGTGGCGTTACCCAGGGCGGCGGAGCGATGAGTTCTAACGGGATTGTGGTTGATGCACATCAGCATACTGGCGTCCTGAAAGGCGGCGACACAACCGGAGGCCCGGTATGACGCTTTATAGCGGGATGAACAATACCAGCGGTAAAGCCATTACTGATATTGACCATCTGCGCCAGTCGGTGCGGGACATTTTGCTGACGCCGCAGGGTAGCCGCATTGCCCGTCGGGAATATGGTTCCCTGCTGTCGGCACTGATAGACCAGCCACAAAATCCGGCATTACGCCTGCAGGTCATGTCGGCAGTGTATGTGGCGCTGAGTCGCTGGGAGCCACGGCTGACGCTGGATTCCATCACCATTAACAGCAATTTTGACGGTTCAATGGTGGTGGAGCTGACCGGGCGGCGTAATAACGGTGTGCCTGTTTCCCTTTCCGTATCAACAGGAGCAGAGAATGGCAGTGATTGACCTTTCGCAGTTGCCTGCGCCGCAGATTGTCGATGTGCCGGACTTTGAGACGCTGCTTGCCGAACGCAAGGCCGAATTTGTTGCGCTTCATCCGAAAGATGAGCAGGAAGCAGTGATCCGCACGCTGGAACTGGAATCTGAACCCGTCACCAAATTGCTGCAAGAGAACGCTTATCGTGAGCTGCTTCTGCGCCAGCGCATTAACGAAGCCGCGCAGGCGGTGATGGTGGCTTATGCGATGGGCGGCGATCTGGACCAGCTCGCCGCCAATTACAACGTGAAACGCCTGACGGTGATACCTGCTGATGATGACGCTGTGCCGCCCGTTGCGGCTGTGATGGAAAGCGATGAAGCGTTACGCCTGCGTGTGCCTGCAGCCTTTGAGGGGCTTTCAGTTGCGGGGCCAACTGCAGCTTATGAATTTCATGCCCGAAGCGCCGACGGTCGGGTGGCGGATGCCAGTGCAACCAGTCCGGCCCCTGCAGAGGTGGTGCTGACTGTCCTGAGTCGCGAAGGCGACGGAACAGCAGAAAAAGACCTGCTGGATGTGGTGGAGAACGCCCTGAACAGTGAGAACGTCCGCCCGGTGGCTGACCGTCTGACGGTTCGCAGCGCAGAAATCATCCCGTACCGCGTGGAAGCCACCATTTTTCTCTATCCGGGACCGGAAGCAGAGCCGGTAATGGCAGCGGCAAAAGCCAGTCTGCAGAAGTACATCGCCAGTCAGACGCGTCTTGGCCGGGATATTCGCCGTAGCGCCATCTTTGCCGCCCTGCATGTTGAGGGTGTGCAGCGTGTGGAGCTGGCTTCGCCGCTGGCGGATGTGGTCCTGAACAAAACACAGGCGGCATCATGTACGCAGTGGAGCGTAACCAACGGAGGAACGGATGAATAGTCTGCTGCCACCGGGTTCAACTTCACTGGAGCGCCGACTGGCGCAAACCTGCAGCGGGATTTCTGATTTGCAGGTGCCGCTGCGTGACTTGTGGAATCCAACGACCTGTCCGGTCAGTTTCCTGCCTTATCTCGCCTGGGCGTTCTCTGTGGATCGCTGGGACGAGGACTGGACGGAAAGTGTCAAACGCCAGGTGGTGAAGGATGCTTTTTATATTCATCAGCATAAAGGAACCACCAGTGCCGTGCGGCGGGTAGTGGAACCGTTCGGCTTCCTGATCCGCATTATTGAGTGGTGGCAGACCGGAGAAACACCAGGCACGTTTCGCCTGGATATCGGCGTGCAGGATCAGGGCATCACTGAAGATACCTATCTGGAACTTGAGCGACTGATAAGCGATGCCAAACCCTGCAGCCGTCACATGATCGGCATGTCCATCAATCTGCAGACCAGCGGCCCGCATTGGGTGGGAGCCGCCAGTTATCTTGGCGAAGAAATCACGATCTATCCGTATATCAACGAAACAATTATTTCCGGCGGCACCGCGCATGAAGGCGGGGCGGTCCATGTTATTGACACAATGAGAGTGAATCCATGAGCACAAAATTTTATACCCTGCTGACGGATATTGGCGCGGCGAAACTTGCCAGCGCCGCCGCGCTCGGTGTGCCTTTAAAAATTACCCATATGGCGGTCGGCGATGGCGGCGGAACATTACCAACGCCGGGCGCAAAGCAGACAGCACTGGTAAATGAGAAACGCCGGGCTGCGCTGAATATGCTCTATATCGACCCGCAGAACAGCAGCCAGATTATTGCTGAACAGGTGATCCCTGAAAACGAGGGCGGTTGGTGGATACGTGAAGTGGGCTTGTTTGATGAGTCCGGGGCATTGATTGCCGTGGGTAACTGCCCGGAAAGCTATAAGCCGCAACTGGCTGAAGGCAGTGGGCGTACCCAGACCGTGCGCATGGTGCTGATTACCAGTAGTACGGACAATATCATCCTGAAAATCGACCCTGCTGTAGTGCTGGCAACCCGCAAGTATGTGGATGACAAAATATCAGAGCACGAACAGTCACGACGTCACCCGGACGCCTCGCTGACTGCAAAAGGTTTTACTCAGTTAAGCAGTGCGACCAACAGTGAATCCGAAATACTGGCCGCAACACCGAAGGCTGTGAAGGCTGCATATGATCTTGCAGCAGGTAAAGCATCCGCCAGTCACACACACCCGTGGAATCAGATAACAGGTGTACCTGCAGCCTCGCTGACGGTAAAAGGCACTGTGCAACTCAGCAGCGCCACTAACAGCACATCAGAAACGCAGGCTGCCACTCCAAAGGCAGTGAAGGCTGTATATGACCTTGCAGCAGGTAAGGCACCTGTCAGTCACACACACCCGTGGAATCAGATAACGGATGTGCCTGCAGCTTCACTGACGGTAAAAGGCACCGTGCAACTCAGCAGCGCCACTAACAGCACG